GAGGGCCACAAGGCCCTAAAGGTGAGCCATTTAGATATAGCGACTTTACACAGGAACAACTTAACGCACTTAAAGGGCCAAAGGGTGATAAAGGCGAACCATTCAAATATTCTGATTTTACTGCAGAACAATTACTAGCTTTAAGAGGGCCTAAAGGAGACCCTGGAAGCGGTGGCGGACAAGTAACCTCACAACCTATTGAATTATATGAAGTTGTATGGGGTACTGCTAAGGCTGGAGCGTATGGTGCGGATAGAGGTTATTTAGCGTTCGACCCCTTAACAGGCTGGGGATACTTGCATTTTGACTTTATATTGACTAACCCTTCTGGCAATGGTGGTATGGTCGCACAGCTCCCACCAAATGCACCGGTCGCAGTACGACTAATAGAAAAAAGCGTTAATGTAAATAATAATAGTGTTTATGTTGAGCGAAATAGCCGTATAATTAAAGCCTGGGGGGTACCGGCGAACACTCGATATATTATTGATATTATAGGGTACTGGAGAAAGGGGTAAATAATGTGGACTTGGCAATTTGAGCTAAATGACATCTTAACAACACTCACAATAGTGGGTGTTGTTGCAGGTGCAGGATATAGATTGTTGATTATTCCGTTGTTACAACAATTAGACTCACAACGGATGCAAGATAATCTTATTTTTCAAGAAAAGTGGGGTGTGCTAACTGATACTCTAAAAGACTTGAAAGATGAAATTAAATTATCACGTGCAGAACGAATTAAAGCTGAAAGCAAGCAAGTATTGTTGACAGCAAAAGTTGAAGCCTTAGAAGTACGTGTTGATGATATAAAGGAAGAACTTCATGAACATACCGCCAAAGCTCATCAATACAGTTAAAAAATCATATCAATCTGTAAGGGTGGCCAACATCCACCCAACAGGTGTATTAGCGACGAGGGTACTAGTATTAGTTATGCTAGTACCTATTTTATTGGTGATTACTCAATATATCATGGCTTTTATTAGTGGTTATGTATCAGACGAAGCCAATAAGATAATTAGCGTTGGTATTAATATCATAGATCATATCTTTATTCCGTCTGTGTTAACTGCATTAGTAGGGTTCTTAGCATTGTGGATAGATAAAGACGGAAATGGAATACCAGACAAATTAGAGGAACAACCCAAAATACCACCATTACCAAACATTACAGAAAGGAGTGATAAGAAGTGAGAAAAGGATTTGATATTTCAGCGTGGCAAGAAGATTATAACGGCAATCCTTATTTTAATCTTGAACGAATGGAACAGGCTAAAGCAGAAGGCAATGAATTTGTCATTATTAAGCTAGGTGAAGCGTATAATGTGGATGAATATTTTGAAGAACATATGACTGCAGCATTAGAAGCAGGCTTGGAAGTAGGTGTGTATTACTTTAGCCATGCATATACAGAAGCTACAGCAGTACAAGAAGCAGAATGGGTAATCAATACATTAAATGCATATGGTTATACTGATTGGCATCTACAAGCTGGCATTTGGTATGACTATGAAGAACACACTCAACTACGTGCATATATTAATGCTGGCGCACTTACATCTCAAGATATGACTAACTGCATGAGTAGATTTGTAAATAGATTATGGCAAGCAGGATTTAATAATGTAGGCATCTATAGTGGATATTCCTTATTATGGGATGAAACATATGCATATAGTCAGATGCCAAGCGTTCCTATATGGTGCGCACAATATGGCGCAACAGAATGTGATTATCCAGATGTTAAGATTTGGCAATACAGTGACAGTGGATATGTAGCAGGGGCAGAAGTAGATGTTAATTATATGTATTAGGGGGTAAATATGTATGAGAAAATCAAAACTACAATTAATGGCATTAACTATCGTTATGCTATTATCGGTGTTATTGTGTTCATCTCTATCTTTTGCATCTGGTATATCTTCCACGAACCAAGAGGAAGCAACGATAACAATACCATTAACACAGTGGAACGAATTGAAGAGCAACAACGAGAAAGCCTTGAACTTAATCGAAGTATCCAGCATTCCATTGACAGAAACACAGAATATAGTCATGAAGCAAAAGAACGAATTGACAGAAGCACACAATACAATAACGAAATTGGAAAGCGAATTGATGAAAGCAAAACTTCAATCAATGAAGCAAGAGGTTACCTTGAACGAAATGCAAGCATCTTTGACCGAATTGAAAGGGCAAATAGAGAACGACAAGAAAACTATTAAACGATTACGGATGCAACGCAATTTATCTCAAGTATTAGGTGGCGGTGCAATTATAGGGGTGGCTTTTAAACATTAAGGAAGTGATCTAATCTATCTCCTTACCATGCAAAGGTGGATGTATGGAATTTTTATATAAGAGGTATTGTAAGGATTGCCCCTTATTTGCCCCTTTTTGAAATGTAGTGATTAGATAATATAGTAGTGGTGCGGAGCGTTGAGTATAAACCCTCAATCCGCACCATTTCTACAGGCTAATTAACAGATTGTAACGAATTGTAACAGACAATAACGGACATAGAAGTTATATAGCTATTTGGTAAGGGTAGGAGTAACAAATCGTAACGCATTGTAACGATAATTTGCCCCTTTTCTGCCCCTTTAAAAAATAAATATTTGCCCCTTTTATATGAGGGTTGAAAAAAGCCACTGCACATGATGCGGTGGCTCATTTTTTATTTATTTGCAAGTACTTTACCCATATTAGTAATTGCTGCATTTACTTCTTGTTTCATTTCATCGGTTACATGAGTATATATAGCAAGTGTAGTACGTGGCTCATTATGGCCCACACGTTCCATAATTGCTTTTAAAGGCACATTGGACTCTGCAAGAATAGATATATGAGTATGTCTGAATGTATGTGTGCTTACAGGTTTGTGAAAGTCAAGTTTTTTTATAATTCGATTAACATAATGTAGATCATATGGTAATCCACCATCAGTAACAAAGATATATCCTAAATCAGCAAACTTAGATTTCCATAATCGTCTTGCTTGATTAGCAGTAATAAAATGATTAATGATTTGTACTGCCCTAGCATCTAACTTTACCCTGCGGATAGAATGAACATTCTTTGGGGAAAGGCGCATAGCAGGGTCTGAAAAACTACCACGAGTAGACAAAGTAGCGTTTATATCAATCTCTGCATTTTCTCTATCATAGTCTTGAGTGCGCAATGCTACCATTTCACCAAATCTAAGACCAGTTAAAGATTGAAATTCACATAATAGAGATACATGATGATTAATAGTATCTAATTGTGTAAGTAAATCTTTTAGTTCATCTTTAGTAAGGAATTTAGAACGCTGTTTCTTGATGCGGTTAACATCTGCTACAGGCTTTTGGAGTTCTATATTATCTAAAAATGAAATGTCACGGATATACTCCATGCGCCTTGCATACTTCAATGATTGTCTAATTAGGCTAAGAGCAAGCTTAGTATAGTTATATGAATATTGGCAAGCGAATTTATCAAAGGTACTTTGGATAATATAAGGAGATAACTTAGATAATAATATATCAGTAGGGAACCATTTAATAACTTGCTTATGTAAATTATCCATACTATATTGAGTAGATGATTTTCTAAACGCACGCTTTGACTCTAAATATTCAGATACAACATCATTCAATGTCATATCTTTGGCAATATCTGTATTAGTGGCCAAGTCAATTTTCTTTTGTAATTCAGCCTGCGCAAGCTTGTATGCTTGTCTACTATTAGAAGTATATGTAACAGATACTCTTTTTGTTTTACCACTATATGTATCTGTATAGCGTTCTTGAAATTTATATTTAGTAATACCAGCTTTAGTGGTTATCGTTTCAACCCACATTAAAAAATACCTCCTAGGCTAAAAATGGTATAAGAAATAAGCCTTAGAGGTATGATATAATAATGGTGGAGTAAAAATGAAATACCTCTAAGGTATGTAGTTTTTAGTGGCCCTCACTGCGGTGGGGGCTTATTTTTTTATGTAATTAAAGCACATGATGATAGAAATCTATTTCTTCAAGTAATTCATCTGTAAGTTCTTTTCGTCTTACCATGTGTTCAATTAAATTAACATGATGATCTATGTGAAAATCATCATTAATGATATGCAGCAATTCATGCTTTACTTCGTTACGCATATCTTCAAAAGACATATTCTTGCGAATATAAATATTGTGTACACCTTCATCTTCCCCAACAGATGCCACAGCTTTAACATTAGGAATATCACACTCAATAATATTAACAACCACTCTCTAACATCCCCCATTACAAGTTTATTTGTGTTTTAGTTTGAGTAATTCTATATATTCTACAGCTTTTTCCATATCCTCCTTAGAGATACCACGAGATGCGGAGAATAACATACGCATTTCTGGACGAGTGCGAAGCATTTCCGCATACTCTGCAGTTTCTGCATCTAAATAATAATTAGTAGATTGCTCATTTGTTGGAATATTCTCATCATAACCAAGTAACCATGCAGGGCTAACATTTAATGCTTTAGCAATAATATATACTTTATCTTGCTTTGGTTCGTATCGGTCATTTAACCAATCAGAAATGGAGGATTGACGGATACCTGTACGCTTTGCTAATTCAGTTTGAGTTATTTTGCGTTCTTTCATGATACTTTTTAAACGATTTATAAAATGAATACTCATGATAACTTCTCCTCTAATACTTGCTATACGATTATTATAAACGGAAAACCGTCAAAAGTAAACATATTTTTATAAATATTAAACCAAACTTAAACGGAAAACCGATAGACAAAAGAGAAAAACAAGTGTATTATTGAATTACGGAAAGCCGATAATTAAAAAAGGAGGTGAAAAAATGGAATTTGATTATACAAATCTAAGAGCGTTTATCAAAGAACATTTTCACAATCTAAAAGAGTTTGCTCAATTTCTAGGTATTGGAACAACACAGCTGGGGCAACGCTTAGCGAATAAAGTACCATTTACTCAAAGAGAAATTGATAGAGTGGCAAACAATATGGAATGTGGAAAGTTAGACATGAATAAAATTGATGCTCTTTTTTTTCAAAAGAAATAACGGAAATCTGATAATTAAGGAGAGTTAATACACATGAAAGAGATAAAAGAAAAATTACACCAAGTAATTTTAAAAAGATTAGATATGGCAATGGAGGAAACAAGTTACACAGATCCATATATCGTTCCATATATTGAACTATACGAACACTTAGAAGAAAAGAGTGTTCTACAACTAGTAGAACACTCTAAATAATTAATCCTTATTAAGTTGTTTGTGATATTCCTTTAGTGCTTCAACGATTGCAGCCGTAATAGCACTGGGAACATCGGTACCATTTTGGATTGTTAGTGCGTGCGCACGAGCAATAGCATCGATTTTTGAAAAGTCGATTTTCATATACTCACCTCCTTTTAAGATGAGTATAACATGAGCGATAAAAATTGAAGAGGTAATACAAATGAAAGAAATCAAAATGGCAGGAAAGCTAGAGTGTAATTTCAATACTCAATTACAGCAACATATGGATAATGTGGGAAGCAAGTTAAATGCATTAGTAGATGCAATTAAGTTAGCAAGAAATGACGGATATAACTTAACTGTAGATATTAGCAAGTTAGAAAAGGAAACGCTGTTAAATATGGAAACAAATAAAACAAAAGAATACACAGTAAAAATTAGAGTAGATACAGCTGGCTTAGATGAAGCAATTAAGAAATTAAAGAAGATAAATAAATTAAAAAAGGAAAGCGAACAAGTAACACCAGTTTTTAATTTAAAAGGTGGGCTAAATAAAAATAATATGAAGCAAATATTAGAAGGTATTGAGATTGAGAGAAAAGCACTCGATAAGGAATAGAAAGGAATGTGTAGTAATGGAAAGTGTTCAACCAAAGTATGTTCCTATTAGCACACTAGCTAAGATATGGGGACGGAGCAAAATGTATATCTATAGAAGAATAGATATGATCCGCAATGAAGGTAGATTTAATGAAATCTGTATGCAACTAGGCCCACAACAAACGCTGGTACATGTAGATAAATTTGAAGCATGGATGAAAGGGCAGCACATGAAGTGGCTAAAGGGGGCATAGAAGATGAACATTATAAATCTAATAACAACCGTGCAATGGTGCTTAGGAATATTAGGGTTAGGACTATATGGAGGAATTGAGCAAGCAGAAGGCTGGCAAATATTAATCAATATAGTTTTAACAATAACAACTGGCATCACAATTTGGATGTTAGGCAGGGTTAAGGAGGTGATAAAACATGAAAGACAAAAAAGAAAAAGCACTAGATTTACTAAAAACATATTTAATGTTTGATGATGAAGAAATGCAGGTGTTAAGGGAACGCATTACATCAATTAGCGTAAGCAATAAAAGCGCAAGTTTAGACTTTACTATTCTTGCTAATGGATGCGCTATTTTTGTTAAGCGAAAGACAGGGGAATATGTATTACGCATAACAGGTAAAGGCCCAATTAAAGAGAACAAAGTATATCTTGCATTAAGGGCAAGAGAAATACTGCTTGATGCGGTGACAAGCAATGAGTAAAAACCGCAGCAGATGTAGCATATGTGATGCGTGCAATAAAAAAAGCCGTGCCTACATACACTGTAGACAGGCTAAAGGAATTATATGTATGGAACATTGCGATGCATGCCAATATTTAGAGATTGAACAAGGCGACATGCATTGCAATTATCCTAGGCAAAAAGAAAAGGCCACTAATTAAAGTAGCCTAATCAAGCACGTAATTACGCACCAAACCTAACGTAATTATATCACACATGGGCATGAAAGACTAGAGAAAAGCTTATTTCAAGGCTTTTCTTATTAACTAGATATAACATATTAACAAATCAACCATGGGGAGTAATTACGATGAGGAAGCGTAAGAAGGTCATATCTAAAAACATGATAGAGGTACTTGATTATCACACATCAAGAACTTATAGAAAGAATGGGAAGCGTGTAAAAAAGAAAAACATCACACCAGAAGCCGTGAAAAAGCAAAATGAAAAACAAGCGGAAGCAATGCTGCGTATGTTGATTGATAATAACTTCACTACAAATGATTGTTACATCACACTCACATATAAAGAACAGCCTGCAACATGGGACGATGCAAAGAAAGATATTCAGAATTTTATAAGACGGCTTAAACGTAGATATAAAAAACTGGATAAAGAATTGAAATACATTTACATAGCGGAAGGGAAAACAAGAATACATTTCCACATGATCATCAACAATGCAGAACTATATTCAGATGAGTTGAATGAACTTTGGCCACATGGCATGCATAAGTTGATGTTGTATCAAGGAAGGGCAGAAGATGCAGTGAGATTAGCAAGCTACTTTGTAAAAGAAAAACGGAGTGCATGTTATTCAGATAAAGAGGATGCATTTAAGCGCAGGTGGAACAGTAGCAAGAATTTAGAAAAACCAAAAGTAAAAACAGAAATATTGAAGCCAAGCGAATGGAGAGATTACATCCAACCGCCAAAAGGCTATTACGTGGAAACAGACAGTGTAGTTGAAGATGTATCTGATGAAGGTTATCCTTATAGATTTTACAGATTAATAAGAATTGAGGAGGTAAAACATGGCACTACTAGGAATAGGAGTTGTAGTAGGGGTAATGCTAGGGGTATCAATCATGGCATTATGCGTAATTAGTAAAGAATGTGAGAAATGGGAGGATGAAGTAAGTGATAAACGTAAATGAAGTATTTTTGAGCGGTAACGTAGTAGCAGATGCAGAACTACGATACACAAAAACTGGAAAGCCAGTACTTACATTTAGAATGGCAACAAATAAATATGTGAATGAGCAACAGAGTACACAATATCACAACATTGTATGCTGGGTTGATGCGGAAAAATACAGTGGATTAAAGAAAGGTGATTTTGTATCAGTAAATGGTGAACTAAGAACTAGATCATATGAAAAAGACGGAGGGAAAAGATACATTACAGAGATTGTGGCCAAAGTCCTTACATATGGATTGAAAGAAAATGAAAGTACATCAAATTTTGAAAATGGGTTTGTAGACGATGATGAGCCCATTCCATTCTAGGAGGTAATAAATGCGAAGAGGTAGACCAAGAAAGATATGTAGCCACTCATTTGGGCCAGCAAAAAGCGGTGCGCTATGGGTAAAAACATCATGCCCCAAAGGGAAAACATCAATTAAAGTATTCAAAGGCAAAACAGCAGGCACTTTATATTGGCTGAAAAAAGAAGAATGTGAAGATTGCCCTGCATATAGTCCTACAAAGGTTTATGCAAAATAGGAGGGAACAACATGAAAAGCACAAGCATGGCAGGTGTACCGATGAATTGCATAAATTGGCTGGCACTAGGTGCGGTAGTATACGGTGCAATGGATAAGCGAAATGCATTAAAAGTATTGGGATTAAAGGAACAAATAAATGCAGATGTGTTACAGCCATTGATTGACAGAGGACTAAGCCAAAGAAAAATAGCAGAAGAATTAGAAGCAAGTCAAAGCTTGATTAAAAATATTTGTAAAAAATTAGGAATTAAAACAAAACGAGGTAGAAAATAATGAAAAAAGTAATGTTAGCAGTAATGGTATTAAGCGCAGTAGTTAATGGTGCATATGCAAATGGAACAAATAATTTAGTAGGTGGTACAGATAACACAATCACACCAGCATCTCATAGTAGTGCAGTATTTGGTTATCAAAATAAAATTGATGCTAATAACGCAATTGCATTCGGTGAAAACAACGTGGCAAGCGGTACTAATTCCTTTGTAGGTGGTAATGATAGCAAGGCAACAGGTCGCAACTCCTTTGCATATGGTAGCCATGCAGAAGCGTTGACTGAATACACGTATGCAATTGGTAGCCAAGCTAGAACATCAGCATATGACACTATTGCAATTGGCAATGGCGCATATGTAAGTGGTGTATCTAGCGTTGCAATTGGGCGCACAAACAATATCACTGGTGAAAATACAGTGGTTGTAGGTGCTAATAACAAAGACATTAAAGGCAATCAATCAACTGTGATTGGCTACAATAACAAAATGGCTGGTGATATGGAACAAACTATCATTGGCGCAAATTCTGAAACTGCAGGACAGGGCTCTATGGCCATTGGGACACATACAAAGGTTACTGCAATTGATGCGGTAGGCATTGGCAATAATATTGTGGCGGATAAGCCAAATAGTGTTGCATTAGGAACAAACAGTGTAACAGACAATGCAGTTAATCAACTACAAGCAATGGTAAACAATACAACATATGTATTTGCTGGTACAGATGCAACATCTGTAGTAAGCGTAGGCAGTAAACAACGTGCAGGCTTTGGTGGAGTAAAAAATTATGTTCGCCAAGTACAGAATGTTGCAGCAGGCAGAGTAGATGCATCTTCAACTGATGCAGTAAATGGTTCACAGCTACATGCTGCATATGATGCCATTAATACAATGGGTGAAGATATTGATAAAGCACTAGATGCACAACAACAATTCAATACTGCAGTACATAACACACTAGCAAATCATAAGGATGCAATCAAAAATAATACACAACACATTGCACAACATGATGCGGACATTGCAAATAATAAAAATGCTATTAAGGCTAATGATCGTGTATTGAAAAATCATGAAGAGCGCATTGATAAGTTAGAGCATCAAGCAAGCAATACATTAACAAATTTAAAATCAGACATTAAGCAATTAGACGGACGAATTAATAAAGTGGGTGCAAGTGCAGCTGCATTAGCTGGACTACATCCAATGGAATTTAACAAAGATGATAAATTTAGCACATCTGTAGCATATGGTCACTATAAAAATGCCAATGCAGTGGCACTAGGTGCATACTACAGACCAAATGAAAAAGTATTACTTGGCATTGCAGGTACATTTGGCAGTGAAAACATGTACAACGTAAGCGCATCTTTCAAATTTGGCAAACATAGTGAATATGAACCACAAGCGAAACGTGACGGAGAAATTGAAGCTATGAAAGCACAAATTGCAGAATTAACAGCAAGACTTGATGCGGTAAGCAAATAAAATAGGTGGGCGGTATATCCGCCCTTACCTAAAACTAGGGGGCAAAGTTATGAACCATGTAACAACACTATTTAATAGTAATGAGTTTGGGGAACTAAGAACTATCATTATTGAAAATGAAGTGTACTTTGTGGCCAAGAGCGTAGCAACTGCACTTGGATATAAAGATACTGCAGATGCAATCAGAAAACATATTGATGAAGAAGATAAGCTGCGTTGGCAAATTGCCGACACAGGCCAAAAGAGGGAGACATATTTAATCAATGAGTCTGGACTATATTCATTGATATTGAAATCAAAGATGCCAAGTGCGAAGAAATTTAAACGCTGGGTAACTAGCGAAGTACTTCCACAAATTAGAAAAACAGGAAGCTATGATCTACATATTCCAAAGACATTACCAGAAGCATTGAGATTGTATGCAGATGAAGTAGAAGCACATAACCAATCAAAGGCAATTATTGAGCAACAGAAACAACAAATAGCGGAATATGAGCCAAAGGTTGACTATGTGGATAAAATACTAAGCAGTACAAATGCAATGACAGTAACACAGATTGCTGCAGACTATGGATTAAGTGCTAAAGCATTAAACAAGATACTACATGATGCACACATTCAACGCAGCGTAAATGGGCAATGGATTTTGTATAGTGACTTAATGCGTAAGGGATACACAAAGACTAAGACACACACATATATGACTACAGACGGAAGATTGGAGTGCAAAGCATCTACACGCTGGACACAAAAAGGAAGATTGATGATACACGAGTTACTAAAGAAGCTGGGCATCAATGCAGTGTGTGAGGAGGTAGCATGAAGCCATTAGTATATAAAGGCCTAAGAAAGAACTTAAACAGGTCAGAATGGGTAAGCAGTGATGAAATAAAGCAAAGCTACTCACAAATAAGGCTATTAGCAGTAGAAAATGACACCTATGCATGGGTACCAATTGAGGACGGAACACTATGCAGAGGAAGCGAAGCAAAAGACACGCTAGGGAAAAGAATATACGAAAAGGACCATATAGAGTTTGATTGCAAATCAATACAAGATACACCAATGGTAGGGGAAGTATATTACAGCGTGGATAAATACCAATGGAGATGCAAGGCAATTAACCAGCAGGACACAACACAACATGATGCGGTATTAGATTTTGACTTAGCATTTGTATTGAACAATGGGAAAGTAAAAGTAATAGGCAATAGATTAGAGGGATATGAGCATGAATGACAGATATAGAAATGTATGCAAAGCACATGATCATATTGTAAAAGGGCGCTCAAAAGAAGTTAGAAAAGTGTTCATCCCACATTGGGGTTATGTATTCATATCATCTGATGCATTGATAAAGGCAAGAATAAGAAGAGATGAATTAAAGGAAAACAAAGCATTTAATCAATGGGCGAGGAGTTATTATGAAACCACCATGCAGGGAGTGCCAATTTAGAGAAGTAGGATGCCACAGTAAATGTGAAAGCTATATTCAATGGAGAGCGCAACTAGATAAATATAACGAACAGAAGAACATGCAAGGAGATGCCTATAAATATATTGGGGATAACGTAAGAACCATTAGGCACAGAATGAGAAAGATAAAAGGATATAGCTGCACTGTGAGGGATTAAGAAATGAAGTTAGATTTATGGGTAAGGCTAAATATAACAATGGCTGATGATAGCAAGGTAAGTGGCTGGACACAGATATATGGAAAACATGAGTTAGCCATGTATAAAAAACCTTTCAAAGAATTAAAGCCTATTGTAAGTGATCACATAGAAAAAATGAACTGGCTAACTATTTGTAATAGGCGGTACGAAACAAACCAAGTAATAGAAATTAATACAAGCAAGATAAAGCGGTATGTAATAAAAGAGTGCGTGCAACCATGTGAAAATAACGAAGAATGGGAATATGCTAGGAAATGGTACAGAGAATATAAACAAAAAGAACGTGAAAACGTTCAGAAAATAAGCTAGGAGAATATGAAATGCAAAGAAAGTGTCATAGATGTGATAGGTTATTTACACCAGATAGCCATAGCTCATGGTGTCCAGATTGTAGAGCAGGCAAACCAGTAAAGCCTAGAAAGACAAAGGAACAAATAGAGCTAGAGCGCCTTGAACGATTAGAGAAAGAATTTAAATACACAAGATACTGTATACAGTGTGGAAAGAAGTTCTATACAAATGATACACGTAAGGTAATATGCGGTGATTGGGAATGTGAAGAAAAACAAAGATTTGAACTTCGAAGAGCAAACTGTAGGAAAGGAAAACAAAAATGAGGATACTAAGCATTGGGTTTGGGGATAAAAAGAAAGTAAAGTATGAGAAAGCAAATAATGCTGGTATTACTGAAACATATCAATTAAGTACGGAGGACGATTTCAGACCAGAGATATTAGAACCATATGTAAATGCAAGAGCATTAGTATTTGAAGTGTTTAAAGTATTTAAGCTATTTGAAGAAGAGTGGATGAAGATTAAATCCATTAGTTTTAAATGGCATAAAGAAATGCCTAAAGTTATTACAGAAGTAAAGTATGTGCTTTTAATAACAAACAAAAAAGGGGATGAATGTACAATTAGCACTTCATGGCTTCCAGTAGAAGAGGAAACACAAGATAAACTAATTCCATTAGTAGAAGAAATAGAACTATTTGTAAGAGGTGCAAGAGCGCAGGGGAAACTATGGGAAGATGAATTAGACAATGATGCGGTTGAGGGTGAAACATTTCACATCAATGATCTAGTACAAGAAGGAGAAGAGGATGATTAAAAACCAATTAATTTATGTAGCGCATCCATATGCAGGAAAGGAAGCTAATAAGTATTCCATTGATACAATTATGGAAAACTTAGTAATGCTAGATAAGAACAACACATATCTATCACCTCTTCACAATTTCAGTATGTTGTACTTTGATACACAGTATTCAAAAGGCTTAAAAATATGTTTAGACATGTTAAATAAATGTGATGCATTAGTATTATGTGGTGAATGGGAAACATCTAAAGGCTGCATTGGTGAATGGTCATTTGCAATAGCAAAAGGGATACCAATATATACATGGAAAGAATGGACAGATAAATTAAAGGAACAGGGAGATAATAGCCGATGACAGGAAGGGAATATTTAAATCAGATACGTGATACTGATTTGAATATCAAATGTAAGGAAAGAGAAGTGTTAAGGCTGCAACAAGATATAATGTATCTACAAGCACTAGACTACAGTAAAGACATTGTAAGCGGAGGGCAACCAATCACATTTGAAGATAAGATAGCAAACATTGATGCACTATCAAATGAACTAATGAGGGAGTGGAGCGGTTACCTAAGAGAAAGGGAAAGAGCAAGATTTCTTATTAATGCAATATCTAGTGCCAAGCAAAAGGCGGTACTGATTGATAGATACATTAATTGTTACACATGGGAAAAGGTAGCAGAATTAATAGGGTGTTCGGTGCAAAACATTCACAATCTGCATAAGCGTGCAATTAGAAATTTTGAAGTAATTTTTAAAAAGGTTGATAGTATTTGACTATCAATTTATGGGATACTATACGTGGGCATGGATGAAGAGAACACTTTCAACAAGCCTCCTAGAAAAACTACACACTATTAAGGACTACATCATACACAGGTCGCACAACACAGTATGATGCGGTCCTTTTTAGTTTATAAGGGGTATTTGATGAAACATAAAAGAATTACATCCAAGAAAACAATACAAGAAGTTCGCAAGCCATATTGTGAAATATGTGGACAAAGAACAAATATAGAACCACATCATATTAATACACGTGGAAGCGGTGGTGGAGATATTAAGGAGAACTTAATACAACTCTGTACACAATGCCATATCAATACACACAGTGGACAATATCCAACTAAAGATGATTGTTTAAATAAAGTAGCAGAGCGTGAAGGTATTACATATGATGAAGTATATGCAATTAATCGTAGAGCAATGGGATATGATGTATGACTAGAATATGTTGTGACAGAGATAGATGCCTTAATAATAAATATGGTATCTGCACTGCAGACACAATTGAATATGAAGGGATATGTCAAAGCTACATTACAACTAATGATGCAAGAAAAACTAATTGCGGATTATGTAGAAGAACACATGGAAAGTTAAAGCGTAATAGCAATAGGGTATTAAAGTAGAGGTGATGCAATGCTAAAAGCATGTAGCTATTGTGGAGGAATACATGAAGGAGATTGTCCACATAAACCAAAACGCAACTACAAGCAGGAGCATGCAAATGCATCTGATAGCAGGAAGAAAGAACGGAAGTTCAGAAGTAGTATTGAATGGCAAGACTGCAGAAGAAATATATTAGATCGTGATAAGCATCTATGTAGACTATGCTTGCACGAAGATAATTATATTAGTGTAGGGCAACGCTTAGATGTACATCACATTGAGCCATTACATGAAGCATGGAAGAAGCGTACTGATGAAAAGAACTTGATTACATTATGTAAGATGCATCACTACAAAGCAGACCATGGAGAATATAAGAGGGAGTACTTAAAAAAAATAATTAGCACCCCCCCTACCATAAAATAAATTTTTGGCGAAAAAGTCCAAGACCGTACTGCTCACCACAATTTACACAATTTTCCCTAATGGGACATGCGTGCGCACGTGAATATATATTTATTTATATTGTAACTATACAAGGATGCTGAAATAGAGAGGAAAGGAGGTAGACCCATGAGAAAGGCTGTATCAGCAAGGACTACAAAGAAGCACTTAACAAAGGCAGAAAAAGAAAAACGTATAGCTGTAGAAAATGCGTTTATTGATGATGCGGAAATAGAACCGCCAAGCTATTTAACTAAAACACAATTAGAAGCATTTCATTTTATTGTTGATGCATTAAGGCAAGCTAAAGTATTAAGTCGATTAGATACACAAACGATTATTCAAGCTAGTGTGGTTATTGATATGTTACACACTGCAAATAAGCGTGTGGCCAAAAGACCAACACTTGCAATTGATAGAGAATTTGTAGCAACACAAGAGAAGCTGGTGAGAACATATTTAAAATTATGTGATGAATTGTGTCTATCTCCACAATCTAGGGCGAAGCTTGGAGTACTTGTAGCTAATCAAAAAGAAGAAGAACAAGATCCATTGCTTAATGTACTGCAAGGGGGTAGTAGTTGATGAATAAAAAACATCCAGCCTACAAGTACGCAATGGATGTAGCAGAGGGTAAAGTCAATGCACCTAAATATGTCAAACTACAGGTAAAGGAATTTCTTACTATTGCCAATGGTAAAGATAGCCGTTACATGATTGACGATAACAAAGTGCATACTATAGGCGAACTATTGAAGTTGATGGTAATGCCTAAAGGCTTGAAAGCTAATTCTACTGTGTATGATGCGATGGCTGGGTTTCAATGGCTATTCATCATAGCTATTCTAGGCACTGTAGAACGTGATAATAAAGATAAACGAAGATATGAAAATGCTATATTAGAAATATGTAGAAAGAACGGCAAGACATTCCTAATTGCTGTTCTTTTTATTTTGCTTTTCTTCATTGAACCTAAATTCTCTAAATTCTACTCAGTCGCTCCAGATGGTTCGCTATCTCGTGAAATTAAAACGGCTATTGAAGAGATAATCAGAAGTAGTCCAGCACTATTGGGGAAGATGAACGGCAAAGAAAAGTTTAAAATATTGCGTGATTACATCCACTGTAATATTACTGAAAACAGATATACACCTCTTAACTACTCAACAGGGCGGTTAGATGGTAAATTGCCTAGTGTATTTCTTGTAGATGAAACAGGAGCATTGCCAAATACCTATGCTATTGAAGCTATGAGGTCAGGGCAGTTGACGATACTCAACAAGCTAGGCTTCATTATTTCAACTAAATATCCTACACTTAACAATCCATTTGAAGATGAAGTGGACTATGCAAAGCGTGTATTGAATGGTGCAGTAGATGATGATAAGGTGTTCGCCTTGTTATATGAACCAGATGATACAAAAGGATGGGCCACAAACGATGAAGTACTAGAACAAAGTAACCCACTAGCTATTGAAATGGAAGAAATCATGGATGACTTGAAATCGAAAAGGCAAGTAGCTATAGAGATTGAAAGCAAGCGTGAGAACTTCATAACAAAGCATTGCAATATCATTTATAGCGGTGCTGGTAGTGAAAGCTTTGTAAACGTTGCTGATTTACAAAAGGGTGCAATAGATCATATCGACTGGAGCGGTAGAGAAGTATTCCTTGGGGTTGACTTAGCTATGACTACTGATAACTGTGCCGTATCTATGGTGGCATTTGATGAAGAAACAGAAAAGGTGTACCTTGATGCGGTGGCCTTTGTACCAGAAGATAGAATAGATGAAAAGTCAAAATTGGAACGTATTCCATATCGTGATTTTATTAATGCTGGATATTGTCTAGCGTGTGGCAATCGTACAGTAGATTATGGTGCAATTGAACGCTTTATTATGGCAATTGAAAGCAAATATGGAGTTACAGTAATGGGGATTGGCTATGATAGATATAATGCACTATCAACTGCGCAAAAATTAGAAGATGCAGGCTATACAGTGGTAGAAATTAAGCAACATTCTAGTGTATTACATCCTGCTACTAAATGGCTTGCAGAGTTAGTAGCAGAAGGAAATTTAGTATATGAAAAAGGAAATAAGTTACTAGAAATCAACTTTGAAAATTCAAGATGTGTGTACGATACCAATATGAACCGATATGTAAATAAAAAGAAATCAAGGGGCAAAGTTGATATGGTAGTAGCTGGTATCAATGCAATGTATTTGTTGCATCAAAATTATATGCTTAATAGTACCCTTGATTGGGTAGTGCAAATGTAGAAAGGGGGTGAAATATTGGGATTAATTAAAAATATCTTTGGTTTAGAGGTACGTGAAGAGTCTGTAGTGAATGAAAATTCTTTCATTGATACAGCTGATGATGTAGATTTAGGACTTCCTAGCTTCGATGCATCAACACGAGTAACAAGACAACAAGCGTTAAGTGTGCCAGCGGTAGCAAGTGCGTTATTTTTAATTAGTGGTATTATTGCTGGTATTCCTATCAAGTTATACAGACGAGATGGAAATACTATCACAGAAATCACAGATGATGAACGCACAAAGCTATTGAACATTGAAACAAATTCAACACTAGGTGCATTTGAAACAAAGCAAGCTATGATTAATGATCTAATCATGGAAGGTGCTTGTTATTGTTACATTGGGAAAGATGGGAATAACGCTACATCATTACAATACTTGCCTAAATATCGTGTAAGCGTGCTTGATAACGGCAAACTAATTGATAGGACTGTACTATTCTTAGTGGATGGTAGCTATTACGATAACTTTAATATCATGCGTGCGGTTAGAAATAGCAACGATGGGGTGCATGGTAGAGGGTTATTAGATGATAACGCTACACAAATTTCTAGTATGTATAATGCGTTAGTGTATGAAAATGGTGTAATCAGCAAGGGTGTGCGTAAAGGCTTCCTTAAATCAGAGGGGAGATTGACGGTCAAAGCACTTGAAGCACTCAAAAAAGCATGGCGAATGATGACGGCTAAGCTAGGCACTAGCGATGTAATTGTACTTAATAAGGGCATTACATTTGAAAGTGCTGATAGTACAGCCGTAGAAAACCAGCTCAACGAAAGTAAACAGACAAACGCTGACTTAATTTATAAATTGTTTGGTTTTACTGATAAAACATTTATAGATGAGAAAGCGTTTAATATTTTTGTTAAAACTACGATTATGCCAATCGTGAATTGCTTTGTTGAAGCTATTAATCGTTCAATGTTGCTTGAAACTGAAAAAGGTAATCTGTATTTTAGCTTAGATATGAATGATCTATTGAAAGCAGATATGCTTACACGTTTTAATGCATATAAAACAGCACTTGAAAGTAACTGGATTAACGTGGATGAAATTCGTCAACGTGAAGATTTATCTCCTATGGGTATTGACTTCGTAAGTATGAACCTTGCGAACGTGTTCTATTATCCACAAACGAAGAAAGTGTATACACCAAATACTGGTGTACTTGGTGATTTAACTACACTAAAATCTGTGAAAGGGGGTGAAAATAATGAAAATTGAAGTCCGTAATGGTGCAGTTACGATTGAAGGCTATGTAAATGTTACAGAGCGTTTAAGCAAGCCTATTCGTGATGTAAGGGGTAATTTTTTAGAAAAAGTACAAAGTGGTGCGTTCAATTCTGCATTACAACGCAATAATAATGTAGAGTTACGCTTCAACCACCGCAGAAAATTGGGAGACCAACAAGACGGTTCGCTTGAATTAAGAGAAGATAGCATTGGATTATACGCAAAAGCTATTGTATCTGATGCGGAAGTAGTACAACTTGCAGAAAATAGACAACTTAAAGGCTGGTCTTTTGGTTTTAGAAAGCTAGAAGATAGCTGGGATAAACAAGAAAATATGCCAGAAATCCGTACGCTTAAAGCTATTGATGTAAGTGAAGTTAGTATTTTATCTGTGAACCCTGCATATATTGCAACATCTATCAATGTACGAGCAGATGAAGGTGAAGATTTACTTGAGTGTAGATCTAACGAAACTGCAACAGGTACATTGGAATATGATATTGAAGAACGTAAGACTGATGATGATGAAGAAACCAGCAATCAGAAATATCATGACATTTTAAATAAATTAAATGCTTAGCATCCACCATATGTGGGTGCTTTTTTAATGCAAAGAAAAGAGGATAGCATGAATTTTAAAAAACTTATTGAAAAACGTAATGGTTTGGTTGAAGAAATGAACAACCTTGTTAAAGTGGCAGATGAAGAAACTCGTGCATTGAATGAAGAAGAAACATCTAAATTTGAAGAACTTCGTAAAGAAGTAGCTGGTATTGACCGCACATTGGAACTTGCAAAAGAAGAACGCTCCATGATGTCTGTATCTAACGAAGAAGAACCTGGTAAAACTGATGAAAAAGCAATGGCAATGGCAGAAGAACGTGCATTTGCTAATTTCTTGCGTAGTGGTGAAACTACATTCGCTGATACTGAAACACGTGCAGATGTAAACCTTACTAAAGGTGATAACGGTGTAGTAATTCCATCCACAATTGCAGAACGCATCATTGGTACTGTTAAACGCATTGCACCAATCATTCAAAACTCTGATTTCTACGATGTAAAAGGTGATTTGGTATTCGCAGTAGAAGATGAAAGCACAAACAAAACAACTTGTGCATATGTAGGCGAATTCCAAGAACTTGAAAGCACAAGCGGTAAATTCAAATCCGTTACATTAAAAGGTAATGTAGTAGGTGTATTGACTAAAGTATCTAAATCCTTAATCAATAACGCTGGCTTTGACATTGTAAACTATGTTGTAACTAAAGTAGCAGAAGCTATTGTAGTATTCTTAGAAAATGAAATGATTAATGGTACTGCTAAAATTCAAGGTTTATTGCAAGCTAAAAATGTAGTAACCGCTGGTAGTGCAACTGCAATTACTGCTGATGACTTGATTGAACTTCAATTCAAAGTACCTCAAGCATATCGTGGTAATGGTGTATTCATCATGAACCCAGAAACATTCAAAGCGTGTGCTAAATTGAAAAACACACAAGGTGAATACTTGCTTAATAAAGACCTTACAAATGGTTATGGTTACACATTGTTAGGCCGTCCTGTTTACGAGTCTGACAATATGCCTAAAATTGCCACTAAAGCTAAAGTTGCAATCTATGCAGACCTTAAAGGTTATGCTACAAAAATTAGTGGTGAAAACTCTGAAATTTCTGTATTGCAAGAACGCTTCTATACTCAATACGCAGTTGGTGTAGCTGGTTATGTTGAAGTTGACGGCAAAATCGTTGATGAACAACGTATTGCTACATTGGCCATGGCTTAATAGTCATGAAGTACAAGGTGTTAGTTGGTTATAGTGGGGTAGTATCTGCCCCACTTGATAGCATTGTTGAGTATACAGACGAGGTAATCATCAATGATCTATTGCAAGCTGGTTACATCGAGCCTGTAAAACAAGCTAAAACCAAAGCAAAAAAGGCTGAAACAGAGGAGTAAACATGAAAGTTAGTGAGTTAAATCTTGATATTGTATCGAACTATATTCGTGTTGATGTTACGGCCGATACTAAACCTATCTTAGACATGGTATTATCTGCAGCAATTTCCTATTGTATGACATACATGGGTATAGCTGATAAGACTACACTTGATGATTATGAAGATATGCCTATTGCCGTATTGAGTTTGTGCGGTGAATTTTACGATAATCGTACATTCACGGCCGTTGAAAATGCGGTGGTAAACCCTACGGCACAAGCTATCTTAGATAAGTATTCAATGAACTTATTATAGGTGAAATTATGTATAGAAAAGGTAGATTAAGCACTCTATTACAACATCAAGCAGAAATTCACGCTAACAGAAAATCAACTACTATGAATGAATTGGGGCAATATCCTATTGTTGATACAGTAATTGGCAATATGCATTGTGGTGTCATTCCACAGACTGGCGGTCTATTAAGTGGTAGAACGGCAGAGACTACACTTGCAAGAACTACACATAAGGTAGTGTGCAGGTATCGTAACGATATTGAACCAGATATGTGGCTAATTATTGAGGGGCAGAAATATAACATCTTGTATGTTATGGATCCGTACCTTAATAAAGAGCGACTAGAAATATTTACAGAGGTTGTAATCTAATGGGTATTGATATTGAAACAGAAGGTTTAAGTGAGTTTTCTCAAGAGTTGCTAGACCTAGCGACTAAAGACTTTCCGAAAGATACAAAGAACTTCTTGCAACGTGCTGGAAATAAGCTAAAGGCTAATGCCAAAAACAACTATAAAAGCGGTACTACACAAGGCACTAAAAACCTTATCAAAGGCCTTAAACGTGATAGAGCGTATAAGCATGGTAAGGATGAGTGGCAAGTAAGGGTTAAGAATACAGCACCGCACGCATGGTTAGTTGAACACGGACATGTGATGTTAGGCCATGCTGCACAAGGTAAACCTAAATTAATAGTTGGTAACACAGGGGAAGCCTTTGTAAGAGGGAAGAATGTAATGGGTAAAACGGCAAAAGCCTTTCCGTCAGAATATCAAGGGTTAGCGGAAGAATTTATTGATAAGATGCTTAATGAAAAAGGTTTAGGCTAGTGATAACTGCAGTTGAAATAGTAAAAGCATTAACAGTAAAGTGCAGAGAATTGCTTCAATGTGATGTTAATGATAGAGATATTTCAGAGGGATTTACTAGACCATCATTTTTTATTGAGGTAGTAGACTTTAACAATGAAGATATAGGCGAAATCCTAAGAGGTGATACGCTTAATATCTATATTTACTACTTCAATGAAAAACGTGAAATTGGCTATCTTAACTTACTCAAAGCAAGGGAAAGCTTGCGTGAGATGTTAGCAATGCCTGTTAACGTAGCAGATGGATTTAGTGTAACCGCATCTGATATAGTCGAAACAATCAATAAGGCTGATATGTCATATATCACTAACTTTGATGTAACGATCTATCAAAACAGACCAGAAGCAGATGCACCTTACATGGAAGAGTTGTCAGTCAACGGAGAGTTGCAAAAGTCAACAGAACAATAGTTATAGCACCCACCCTGTATGGGTGCTATTTTTAATGGGTAAAAGGAGCATAAAATGGCGATTGGCTTACCAAATATCGATATTGTCTTTTTACAAAAGGCAGTATCTGCGGTATTACGTTCCGAACGTGGTACGGCTTTAATTATCGTTAAAGACGATAAACAAACTCAAATCAGTTATGATGTATTCAAATTTGAAGCAGATATTACCGATAAAAAATACAATGCCGATACAATTAAATTGTTGAAGCGTTGCTTTTATGTGAATGTAAATAAAGTAGTAGTATTACACGTTCCAACTAGAACAACTGCATTTGCAGATATTAAACAAGTATTAGACCGCATTAAATATAACTGGGCTTGTACTACTGTAGCAGAATGGCAAACAGACTTAGTGTCTTACACTAAGAGCCGTAATGTTATTTCCAAAGGCCGTAAGGTTAAATGCGTAGTTGCTAACGTAGCAGTTGCAGATGATAAACACGTTGTAAATATGAAAGGTAATTTTGTACATGAAGCTGATGCGGAAGCTGGCACTAATGTCAAAATGACTGATTACTTACCACGTATTACATCTATTTTGGCTAACTTGCCAATGAATAGAAGTATCACATACTATGAATTGGAAGATTTAGACTATGTGGATAACTCTTATGTTACTGCAGAAAAAGATGTAAACAAATGGACTGATGAAGGCTGGTTGCTTCTTATTAATGATGATGAAGATAACGTAGTGCGTGTGGGCCGTGGTGTTAATACATTGACTACATTCACATCTACTGATACAGAAGATATGCGTAAAATCATCATCGTTGAAAGTATGGATTTAATTCAAGAGGATTTGTATTCCACGTTTAAGAAATACTACGTGGGTAAATATAAAAATCACTTGGATAACCAATACTTGTTTATTTCTTCTGTGAACGCATATTTCAAATCCTTAACTAAAGTAGTTAATGGTGAAATTTTAGATCCAGAATATGACAATCATGCGTTTGTTGATGTAGAAAATCAACGTCAAGCGTGGTTATCTGTAGGCAAAACAGAAGCAGAAGATTGGGATGAAGCAAAAGTTAAAGAAATGTCCTTCAAGTCTACTGTATTCATTGCTGCTAAAGTTAAAATTCTTGATGCTATGGAAGATTTAAGCTTCCAAATTACTATGGAATAAGGGGGTAAAGTATGGCAAGTAAAGACATCCACAATCAAATCTTACGTGGCCAATTTGGTAAGGTATGGATTGATGGCGAATTATATGCAAATGTTAAATCTTTTGAAGCTAAAATCTCCCTTAAATATGAAGCGGTAGACATTAATGGCGAAATGGGTGTACATCAACGCTTGGTAGGTTTTGAAGGTGCTGGTACATTAGTACTTCACAAAATCGATAGCCGTGTAGCACAAAAGATTGCTGGTAAAATCAAAAATGGTAGTGTACCAGATATTAAAATTGTATCTAAATTAACAGACCCAGATGTAAATGGTGCTGAACGTATCGAATTAACAGGTGTTACTTTGGACGAATTAACACATGGATTTGAAAACAAAAAGGTACAAGAAGAAAGCTATCCTTTCAAATTTGCTGATTACAACTACTTAGACTTAATTCTTTAATATATAGGCGGTGCTTAATGCATCGCCTTTCCTTTTAATGTGAGGTGGATAATATATGGCTAAATTACAACTTGAAGATTTGCTTAACCGCAATATGCAAGAGGGTTTTCAATCTAAAGATGTGTATGTAAAAGGTTTAGGCGGTGAGTTGACTGTAATTCATCAACCACTACCAACAGTATTGCGTATTATGGACGATATTAAGCAAGATGCAACGCTATCCACGGTGATGGATGCGATGGTACAACTCATCTATGCTTGCGTTCCTTTGTTTAAGAATAAAGAATTACAAGCAAAATATGAATGTGCTGAACCTACAGATGTAGTGTATAAAGTCTTAAACGATAGCGTAGAAGACATTACTGCATTGGGTGAAGCTATCTTGGGTATGTATGGTATTGCAAATCCTGTTGAAGATGTAAAAAAGCAATAAGAGCGGACAGGGAACTAACAATGTTCCGCTATTATATGCAAAAAGGCCATACATTATCCTCGTTACTTGCATTAGATCCATTAGAACGCACGTTTTATAGTGCGTGCTTTGAATTGGATATGGAAGATTTAGAAAGGGGCAATAATGGCTAAAAGTATTAACGTATTACTTAGTCTTAAAGACCAATTCACCGCTCCTATGAAAAAGGCTGGGGATAGTGCGAAAGACACAGAACGCAAGATGGTAGCCATGAAGAATAAGTTAAGCAATTTTGGTAACGGAATTAATAACAAATTCTTAGGCATTGCTGGTAGCATCGGTAAAATGGGGTTGGCAATGTCAGGATTGGGTGCGTTCGCTAGTGTTGGGGCTATTGTTGAGTATGGTAAAAAGGCACTAGAAACGGCTAAAAGTGCAGAGTTATCTCAAACATTATTGCGTAATAGCTTGGCTAATAACAATTCATTGTATGATAAATCCGCACAGTCGCTAGATGCTGCACAAAAGCAGTTAAACGAATATGCATCTAAATGGGGTCAAGTAGGGGTTATCTCTGCTGGCACTATTCGTGCTGGCTATCAAGAGTTAAATAAATGGAATGTTCCTGTTGATAAGGTGGACGGACTATCAGAAGCCTTAACAAATCTTGTAGCTGGTAAATTTGGTATTAATGCTACGGCGGAAGATGCACAACTGGCTTCGCAAGCAATCGGCAGAGCGTTCAATGGTGATGTAGCTGGATTGACTAAGATGAAGATACCTTTAACAGAAGCACAAAAGTTAATCATCAAAAATGGTACAGAAGCAGAGCGTTTGGCAACTATCAATGAAATAGTTAATGGTACATTCTCTAAACAGAATGAAATACTAGCTAATACACCAGATGGGCAACTAAAACGGATGAAGAACCAACAGGCAGCATTAATGGCTACGATTGGTAAAGGGTTATTGCCTATGCAAAAGGCATTTATTGATATGGTTAGCACTATCATGCCTGTGGTCGCACCTGTAATACAAGACATATTCGGACTGTTTAGCGGTGCATTTACATGGATAGCACAGGTTATCACAGAAAACAAAGAAACCATTAAAACAAATCTAACAGAAGGTATGAACGTAGTTAAAAGCGTTCTATCCACTTTAGGTGGTGTTATTAAGTGGTGTGTTGACAATCTTGGGTTCTTAGTACCTGTTCTTAAAGTAGTTGTAGCTGGGTTTGTTGCTTTTAATGTAATATCTAGCATCTTGCCTATATTGTTATCTATATTCAGTGGTTTTATGACTGTAGTAAAAATTGTAAGAGTATTGAATATGCTAATGATTGCAAATCCTATGGTGTTTGCATTATATGCCGTGATAGCTGCTATTGCGTTATTAATCTATAACTGGGATACGGTCAAAGAGGTAGCAATAGGTGTATGGGATGCAATTTCAAGTTATGCTAGTGAATTGTGGGAAAGCCTAGTAAGTGGATGTACTGAATTTGTAAACGGTGTTATAGAGGTTGTTACTCCTATCTATAACCGCTTCATGGAAATTATGAGCCCTATCTTAGATGGTGTTATGCAAATCTTCAATGGTATTATTGATTTCCTTGTAGGTGTATTCACAGGTAACTGGGATATGGCCTTTAGTGGTCTAGTCCAAATCTTTAATGGCTACTTTGGAATTATTAAATCTATTGCAGAAGATGTACTTGGTTGGGTTCAAGATAAATTACAATGGGCTGGTGAGAAAATCGACTCTATCAAAGAGGGCGGAGCATGGCTATATAACAATACTATAGGCCGTGTAACTGGTGAACATAATGCAACTGGTACAGAGTACTGGAAAGGTGGAGCGACATATGTCAACGAAAATCAACGTGGCGAAATTATCAATCTACCGAATGGATCACAAGTAATTCCACACGATGAAAGCATGAAACAATTAGCAAGTGGTCGTGGTAATGTAACAGTCAATGTAACAGTACAAGGCAATGTGATTGGGAATGAAGACTTCATGGATGCGTGCGGTAGACACGTTACAGATAAAGTAATGTTAGCTATGGGCAATATGTAGGGGGTGTGAAATGAGCTTTCAAGACAACGCTAAAAGCATAATGAAGCAACGCTTAATGACGAAACAAGCGGACTTGCAAAAGTTAGCGGTAACTCGTGCTACTAAGTTTGCTGATAAAATTTCACATGGTCTAGTCGGTAAGATTTTAGATTATGCCGAACGAAAACCAACTACAGATATTGTATTTCACTCTGAATTAACAGATGAATACATTACATTGCCTGTAGTACCTAACCCTTTACCTACGATTAGTGAGCCACAATCTAACGAAACATTTAATGGTCTTAGGGGCGATATTAAACTCATAGGGCCTTTAGGACTGCGAACACTAACACTAGATAATATCTTGTTACCGATTAATAAGGATTACTCATTTATTCGTGGTAATGGTAGCGATGGACTACAATGCTTGCAATTCTTTCAAGCACAACGGCAGATGAAAGCCGTGATGCGGATATGTATTATTCAATCTGATGGGAATGAAATCCTTAATATGCCATGTGTCATTAATGATCTATCTTACACATATGATAAGGTTGGAGATATTAAGGCAACAATAGGCATTGAAGAGTATGTATATACTAATACATCAACTACGGCTCAATCTTCGACTGGTGGCGAAAATAAGGCTACAGATACAAAAGCTACTGATAGTAAGGCGGTTAAGAAATGAAGTTACAGTATACGAACACAACTAAAGGAAAAGATGGTAAAGATGTTACTGAAACACGTGAAATTACTGCCTACACAAATAACTATCAAAGGTCAGATGGTATTGATACATTAGGTCAAGAATTTACCTTTGATTTAGCAGATAACCCTTTTGATTTTAATCTTATGGGTACACGGCTTGCGATTGGTGGCAAGATTGAGTTTAGTAACCAACTAAGCAATAATAACAAGAGTGCTACAACAAAGCTGAACGAAGAGCAACAAGAACAAGTTATATTCCAAGGCATCGTGGTAGCAGAGAAACAAAGCGGTGCTAACAAATATAGTTACACTTGCTTTGATTACTGCTTTTATCTCAACAAATCAGAGATAGAAATTCAATTCAATGGTGTTAGTGGCCTTGAAGCTATTAAAAAGGTGTGTAGTGAGAACAACGTGCCTTTGGGTAATGTGGCTGATATTAAGACGAATATCAAGAAGATATATCAAGGTGAAACAGTATCAGATGTTATCAAGGATATTATCAAGCAAGCCACAGAAGAAACTGGCTATAAATACCGCTTAGAATACAGAGATGGCAAGGTACACGTTGAGGACTACAAAGATTTAGTGCTAGATAAGGTTATCACTCAACCTATCAATAATTACTCAAGAGATTTAAGTATGGAAGATATGCGTAATAGCATCGTGGCTATATCTCAAAAAGAAAAGAGTACATCGGTTAAGTCAACTATTCAAGATGATGAAAGCATCAAGAAATATGGCTTAATCAAGAAGATTGTTAAGGTTGATGATAAGAAGCAAGCACAGACCGCTCAAATTGCTAAAAAGACAATTCAAGATACAAATAAGGTAGCTGAAAAGTTAAACCTAACATTATTAGGTGATGATACAGTAAGGAGTGGTCGCATTATTATAATTGATGATTACACAGTGGACATACACGATAAATTCATAGTAGAAAACTGCAAACATAATTATGGAGTTAACCATACTATGACATTAGATCTAAAACGTGTAACTAAAGAACTTGATACAAGCAAGTATAAAACAAGCACTACTAAAACTGTTACACCAAATGCAACGAATAGTACTGCTAATGCAACACAGGTTGATGCTGGTATGAACGCACTCAACGGATATGAAAGCGTATATCGTGATAATGGGTGCGTTGATGTGGCAGTTAAGGCTGGTTCATATTACAGTCCATTCTTAAAGCAACAAGCTGATATGGGTGTAGCAGATGTACCAACATTAGTTGGTAATGCACAAAACGCTGGATATAAAGTAGAAGCCTTTGATGGTTATGCTAAGAAAGGCGATATTCTTGTATATGGGAATAATCAACATGTTATTATTTCCGATGGTGCTGGCGGTGGTTTTGGTAATAGTAGCAGTAAAGGTCATGCAATGTTTTATTCTGATGCTAATAACGCATGGCACACGAACGAAGCACCATCTAAAGTAATTAGAATGTCATAGGGGGATATATGGAAGAGTGGCATAGTCAAATGGCATCTATGTTCAAAGAGCGAACTAACCCTATACGGATAGGTGCTTGTTTAGGTGAGGTTATCAGTACTTCACCGTGGAAGGTAGCTATTAGAGATGGTAAGTTTTTGATAGATGCATCTAATGGTTATGTATGCTTTCAATTAATTCACCATATCACTACATACTCTTATCGACATAGTGGACAAATGACACATAAAGGGTGTCCTGCTGGCCCTAAATCTGATTACGATGCACAGGGTGAGGGTAAGATAGTGCTTAATGAATTATGGAAAGCTGGCGATAAAGTACTTGTTATTCCAGATGAAAACGAACAACATTTCTTTATCGTTGATATAGTTAAGGAAGGTGTGTAATGTTTCCTACAGATTACAACTTCACTAATTCCATTCAATCTACTAAAACGGCTACAAACGCACAACACAAGGTGGGGCGGTCATTTAAATTCGACTATAAGACACATCGTTTTGTATTTGAAGATGGCCGCAATGTAGAAGATACGCAGATTGAAGCAATTAAACAATGGATTGAGTTATTTATTCGGACTGAAATGAAGAAATACTTAATCTATAGTGATAGCTTTGGGTTGGATCTAACTAAGCTATTAGGGTACAGATTGCCACGAGCATATAAAGTATCTGAAATAAAAAGGAGAATAACCGAAGGTATCATGAACAAAGTACCATGTGTTGTAGTTGTCAAAGATTGGCAATTCAATGCTGGTATTTTTTATTTCACAGTAGTTACTAATACAGGGGAAGAGGTGAAGATAGAACATGAATTCGAATTATAGTGTTGATAGCATCCATAATACGATGCTTGAAAACATTGACGATGCGTATCAGAAAACCGAAGGCTTTCCAACGTATGACATAACAAGAGGTGAAGCATTTGCTTTACTCGAACTGTGGAAGAAGGCGGAAGAAATTGAACGCAAACAAAATGTGGATAACTTAACAGGTGATGAACTAACAAGGGTAGTGTTCCAACGCAAAGGAACGCAACGAAAGTTAGCAACTAAGGCAGTATGTAACTTGCGTATTGTTGATGGTAACGGCACTATCCACGAGGGCGATTTATTCGAAAGTGAAAGCGGTATTCAATATGAGTCGCTAGAAAACAAGGATGTAGTAAATAACTCTATCATCAAAATAAGATGCACTAAAGCTGGTGCAGTTGGTAATGTTCCTAAAGGCACAATAACCCAAATGCCTATTACTATTGCTGGTATCAATGCAGTAATCAATGATGATGCTGCCAAAGGTGGAGAAGATGAGGAAGCGGATGATGATTTGCGTGAACGCTACTATGAAGAGTTAAGAGAACCAGCTACGAGTGGCAATGATTACCATTATAAGCAATGGGCCAAAGAGGTAGAAGGTGTAGGTGAAGCTAATGTAATAGGCTTATGGAATGGTAACAATACTGTTAAGGTAGTTATCATCAATTCTGATAGAAAGGCAGCAAGTACCGATTTAGTTAAGCGTGTACAAGATTACATAGACCCAGATAGTAAAGGTATAGGCGATGGACAAGCACCTATAGGGGCACATTGTACTGTTGTTAGTGCTACAGAGGTGCCTATCAATATTGATGTAAGAGGTGTACAACACACTACATCTGCTACTAAATCTACTATTACAAATGACATTACCGAAGCCGTAACTGCTTACCTAAAGAAGATAGCCTTTAAACAAAACTATGTATCAGTTGCACAGATTAGTAACATTATCATTGATAATGCTGGTGTTACTGACTATGAAAGTGTAACTGTAAATGGACAGACAACTAAAATTAATCTAACAAATGAACAAGTTGCCGTATTAGGTACAGTTAGCGTGGCTTTAAATGACTAATACAGACTTCAAAGAATATGCATTAAAAGCCATTAATAAGATGTATCGTAATGATCCATGGGTTAGAGAATTATATCAAGCTGCAGGATTGCAATTACAAGATATAGATGAACTACTAGATGTGTTACTAGATAATGGCTTCTTTGATGCGGTAGGTGAACGTGGTTTAAAGGTTTACGAAAAAGATTTAGGCATCAAAGGTGATGGCTCAATTGAACAACGCAGATCCATAGTGCAAATGTTATGGAATAATAACGGCAAGTGTACGCTAGATAGAATTAGGGCAATCGTTAAAACATTCGTTCTTGATGATGTAGATGTTCAGTTTGAAGATGGTGTATTAAAGTTAGAGTTTAACAACTCATCCTTTGTATATGCTATACCACAAATTAGAAGCAACTTGACTGTGGTGAAACCTTCACATATTGGATTAAGTATTAATGATGTGCATAGCGTTGATACTGATTTATATGCTGGTAGCATTGTTACTACATTTGAAACTACTACCATAAATCCGATGGTAGGTTTTAACTCAACGCTAGATGATGCATCTATAGTGGCTGGTGTATACATTACTAAAGCCAATGTGATTAATTATATTAATTGTTAAGGGGGTATATAATGCCTAGTCAATATCCACAGAACGTGGTAACTAAAAACGGATTGGCAATGATTGCCGAAAGTGTGGCAACACGAAAGAATTTAATATTTACACGTGTAGTAGTAGGTGATGGAGATGCTACAGGTCGTAATTTTAATGATATGACTTCTGTAATTTCTCCTAAAATGGAACTGCCAGTAACAAGCGGTGTAAACGAGGGGAATGGTCAATATTTAATTACAGCCACTCTATCCAACAACACTTTAAATGTAGGCTTCTTCCCACGTGAAGTTGGACTATATGCAAAAGTAGATGGTAAAGCAGAAATGCTATATAGCTATACAAACGGTGGCAATAATGTAGGCTATGTGCCAGATAAGACTACACCGATTGATAGCGAAATTTATAAAATCAGAACAGTAATTGGTAATGCAAAAAACATCACTATCAATATGTCTGATAGTACATTTGTTACTAAAGGTGAACTAGATAGATATGTTGCTATTAATTCTGGTGCTTATATCAAGGATGCGAATAAAACTAATACAGGACTATCACTGATTAAAGGTGATAACACATCGAAGGTACTTGATTTTATTACTGCTAATTACAGTGATAGTGATACAAATAAAGTGCTTAATTTATCAACCCTTAAAAGCTTGTTGGGGCAAGGTGCCATAGTAGCATCTAAACTAACCAACAATGGTGGCTTTATTAAATTTGCTAACGGTTTCACTATCCAATGGGGAATTGGCGGTCAAGATAACGTAACTAAGTCAGAGGTAACCTTCCCAATTAGATTTACTACTTTATTCATGGCTAATGCTATTGATGCATATTGGAGTGGTTCTGATACACCGAGATATTTTGCAAATTCTGCTAACGAAAGCAACAATACAAAAGCGACATTTGTAGCAAGTGATAGATATGCAGCATCATATTATTGGTTTGCATTAGGAATGGCATAATAGAAGGAGAAAACACATGAACCAATATGTATTCGTATTAAATGAACAAGGTGAACGTATTACATCTTTTGTTGACAATATAATTAGCAAAGATGAATTACTAGATCATGCTAAAAAAGAATGGCCAAATGCAGCGGATTATATCTACTCCACAGACGGTGATAGCATGCTAGATGAATTTATGGCTGGCAAGTTTTATGTAAATGGTGAGTTTGTAATTCCACAACCAAAAGAACCAACTAAGGCTGAACAAATTGCAGAAATTAAAAATTACTATGATAAACGATTTGATGCCCTTGATAAAGCCGTATTGCGTAGACGATTAGCGAATGCGGATATTAGTGATTTGCAAGCACAATATAAAACTTTACAAGCTGAAATGGTAACTAAAATTAAGGCGGTGAAATAATATGGAAGAAATCAAAAGCAATGTACCTGTAATGCGTTTTTGTGAATATTGTTGGGCCACTTTAAATGAAAATGGCACTTGCCCTACAGAGGGTTGCATTCATAATGATCTAATGGATTTAGAAGAGGATGATGCGGATGTTACCAGTCCAACACAACTTTAATGTCATTAAAGGGGAAGCAATCACTCTAAATGTTGGATATACAAATGCAGTAGACAGCGAAAGCCTATTTGCATGTGTTAGAAAATATCCAACGGATGATGAGTATAAGGCAAAGTTTGATGTGGCAGTATCACAAGAGGGGTTAGAAGGTGATGAATTGAGTAAAATCATCTTATCATTGGATACCAACACATTAGACTATGGCAAGTACTATTGGGATTTATTCATATGGAGTGGCGAAAAGCCTATTAAATGTCTGATAAAAGGTGAAATAACAATAGCTGAAGGCATCAGCAATAGGGGGAAATAATATGAGTGATGAAAATATTCATATAAAGTCTAATGATGATGATAAAATCATTGTCAAAGATAATACCCAAATTATTAAATTGCAAGGGCCGAAGGGTGAACCAGGACCACCAGGGCCTCCTGGTCTTCCAGGGCCGAAAGGTGAACCTGGTAAAAATGGAGTTGATGGTGTAAACGGCGAGCGAGGTATTCAAGGGCCACCAGGACCTCCTGGTAAGGACGGAGTTAACGGAGCAAAAGGTGAACAAGGAATTCCTGGACCACCTGGCCCAAAAGGTGAACCGTTCAAATATTCCGATTTTACTGCTGAGCAATTAGCATTACTTAAAGGCCCTAAAGGAGATAAAGGTGAACCAGGCCCTCCTGGTACTGGTGCTAATGTAGACCTTAGTGGATATACAACAAAGATAGATGCTGATAATCTTTATTTAAAGAAAGTAGATTTAAGAAGCTATCTAACAATGTTAGGAGACCCCAAGTATGCGTTAAAAACAGAGTTAACTAGTTATTTACTAAAAACCGATGCTGAAACCAACTACAGCAAAAAGACTGAATTAGATAACTATGTTAAAAAATCTGAAATTAATCAGTATACTTCAGCATCTAATGTACAACTTACTCCAGAACAACTTGAAAAATTAAGAGGGCCACAAGGCCCTAAAGGTGAGCCATTTAGATATAGCGACTTTA